GCCCCGCGCTATTTGCGGCAGGAGAACTCACGACGCTGATATCAAAAATTTCATCTACCCTGGCGAAACGATCGCCGGCGATTTCTTCCGGGACGCCGCTGAATGTAAGGGACAGGCCAAACCCCTCCGGGAGAACTTGCGCCAGGTGTTGAACGAACTGCGCTTCATTGGTGTTGAACAGGGTCAGGTCGCCCATCAGGCGTTCGCCTTCGATCCTGAATCCGTCAATATATCCGAGGATCCCGGAGACCTCGGCCCCGTGGCCCATGGTCACCTTGATCCGCTTCATGGAATTCGCGACTTCGAGCGCCTGCTCGAGCGACTTTTGATCGATCAGCAGATTGTGGCCTTTGGCCTCGCCAATCGTAAGAATGGAAACGTTTGAGAGTTTGTTGGCCATGCAGGCCAACGCGTGTCAAAAATCAGCGTTTCTTTTTAGCCTTTGTTTTTTGATCTTTCAGCCCGACGGCCTTTGCCACCATATCGAGCTCCTTGGCTGAAAGATTGAAGTCCGGGTCGTCCCTCATCGTGAATGCCTCAGTGCGTGTGTCGGTCTTTGACGTGAAGCGCAACTTGCACGCCCCCTTCCGTTTATCCTGATCGGGATATTCCTTGATCATGCTTGTTTCGGTCATGCACCGATCCATGAAAGCGGATTCGTCTTCACCTGGCGTTGGGTCTGGCATGTTCAGTTCGACCACGGCCGACAGCTCCGCGTCCGGCCCTGCGTTCGGATCCTTTTCAGGATTCACCGGAGTGGGTTCGTCGATGGCGGGAGCTTCTTTGACTGCTTCGACCGGAGCCGCCACGTCGGTCTGTGGAGTCACGGTTCCAATCGATGCGATGAATTCACGTTCCTTTGCGATCTGTCTGACCTGTTCTTCCCAGTCCTGTCCAAGTTCCCCAAAGTAGTCCTGCAAGGAGGACAGGCCTGCTTTATAGTCTTCCCGCGCCTGCTGTGCCTCACGCCCTGCGTCCACGGTCAGCGACTTCGGAGTCTGCCATGTTACCTTTGCGTAGTCTTCGACGGCCGGCAGGTCTCCGTTGGCAATCGCTCCTCCGATGAAATAACGCCACGCCCGATTACAGAATCTGTCGATCAGTAGGCGCTGGCGCTGTTCAAAACGGCGCTGCGCTTTGGCCACGATGAATCGCATTCCTGCGCCGCCAACGCTGGCCGGGTCATAAACGAATTCCACCGGAAGGCCTAGCCCCATCGCCACGTCGCGGATCAGGAACTTGGCGAACGGTTCAAAGCCGGCGTGCGGCCGGTTCGGCCCGACCATCTCAATCTTTTCGCCCGGTGCCAGCCGCGGGATCGTGGCCGAGCTTGTGATTTCCTCGCGGGCGATTGTGCTTTCGCCGGTATCCTGCGCCTGCACGGTTCCAAAGAATCCACCCTGCCCGGCCAACTCATCGCCTTCATTTGTCGTGATGACAGCGGCGATCGATCCTTGAAGTTTCAGAGCGTCCTTTTCAAATTCGCCCAACATCTTTAGATCCCGGACGTGATTCAACGCACGGGCCAGCGAGGATCCTCCGCGGATCTGGTCGGGCCGTTCCAGTTCCATCAGGTGAATGACCGTTTCCGCCCCGAGCTTGCGGTACAGTTCGCCGGTCTGGATCAGGTAGGCGGTGGGCTCTCCGAGCTTTCCAAGGAACACGCCGTCCGCTGTTCCGTAGTCGTCGCCTTCGCATACCCGGTGACCTTCGACGATTTGCAGTTTTCCCTTCTCAGTCATGACGACGAACACGTCGCCGTCCACGTCGATCGATCGTGATAGTGTGAGAAGCATGTCCGTCCAAGTCATCCGGCCGGTGACTTCTGGGGATGGGGCGACCATGTCCCGCCAGTATTCCTCACAGAGTCTGCCGAATTCCTGATCGTTCCCGCGATATTGTGGGCGCAGTCCGGGCCCGATCGAATAGGTGGCGATTGAATCCACCGCCCCTTTGATCAGCCCAACGTTCCGGTACATGTGCCGTGCAAGTTTGAGAAGTTCCGTCCGTGTCGCTTCGTTGAGATCGAGGCGCGAATCGCGGGCGTGCGCTCCGTAAATGACCGGGCGTTTCCGTGAAAAGCCTGCGCCCTCGTAAGGTTGGAACGTGCTGATGCCAGCGCCAAATCCTGCGCCGAACGCTTTGATCCCTGCACCCATCCGGGCCACGAGTGAAACTTTTTTCGACATGATCAGCTATCCAAAATGTAAGAAAACGAGGCGCTGGTGCGTGTGACCTGTACGCCGTTTAGGTAATCAATGGCAGCCTGAAACAGTTCAACGCGTTCGGTGGGTTTCATGTCGATTTGAAAACTGGCGGATTGTCCGCCCGCCGACGTTCCCACCAAAGCACGCCCAGAAGCTGCGCCGGTCATGGCCGAGTTTCTGTCGGCTGCCAGATTGGTCAGCGCTGTCGCTGTAACCCCGGAGGCTTGAGCCAGGTAGTTGGTAGCGACGGCGCGGGTAAGTCTGCGAGAAGCGGCCATCACTCGCCCGTGGGTGTCAACGATTCCTCGTCCAGCGCGGCCGTCGGCCTGATGATTTTTCCAAACACGGCAAATCCGGCGAGGTACGTTTCGCAGTCGTATAAATGATCCTGTCGGCTTTTAATTCGGATCCACTCATAAACGTCCTTTCCGGTCTTTCGATTGATGCGGTGGATCTTTTTGTGAGAGCTCATGTGTTCTTTGTATTGTGGTGAAACGTCGTGCGCTACTTCCCACAGCGGCCCCTGCCCTCGACGCAACCATGCCAGCAGATCCTGACAGGCCGGTGAGCTAAGCAGGATCAGCATGCAGCCTGCGTCGGTTGGTTGGGTTGCGCTGTGGACGGACTTCATCCGACCGCGTGGCGTTTCAATCCAATAGAATGGGCGCTCCTCACCTTTCAACGCCGTGAACTTATAGCGGGCCGCAATCCGGTATGTATCTTGAGCCTCAAATCCTGAGTCAATGCAGACGTGCTTCGGATCCACGCCGAGCTCGTGAAGTGTTTGCGCCACGTCCTCGATCGTCCTGCGTCGCCCTTCCTCAATCAGTCGGCTCGATCCGTCCCGGGCAAACGCACGCACGGCAAACCAATACTCATCAATCTGTCTATCTATGGCCGCAAGTTTTATGTGTTCCGTTTCCCATGATTGCCTTTTCGCAAAGGCGCCCGCGGGAATGTCCACAGTTTTGTCGTCGTCGAATTGGTCTTCCCAGGGCAAGGCGCTCCACCCGTTCACGAATCCCTGCAATCCGTGCAGATAATGCTTTTCGGTCAGGAACTTTTTGGCGCAGTCGGCAATCGTGACGCTCAGTGAATAGTACGACGGCAGCCGGAAGCTACGCCTGCCCGGCTCAGCGTTTGGATTGTTGGCCACCCACTTCCCCTGGTCGATTGCCTTGCGCCGTTCGCCCTCAGTCCACGGGTGATCGCATTTTGTGCAGTGATACCGTGCAGTCTCTCCTACCTTTTTCATGTCCCACTTTCCGTTTGCGTCCCGGGCTGCGTCGTCCCATCGCACTTGCCCAAATTCCATCGCCTGCGGTTCGTTGCATGCCGGGCATGGAACGTGATAGGTCTCCTGAGATCCGGCCAGATAGTTCGTCCATATGTCGCCGGTGCTGAGTGTGGGCGTGCTGGTCAGAACGTGTTTGCGTGATGGAAATGCCTTTGTGCGTTCTAGGCATAGCGACATAGCGGAACTTTCTTTGTCGGTCGGTGGCGCAAACTTATCCAATTCATCCAAAATTGCTATGCAACAAGGACGACTGCTAATAGAGGCCGGACTGTTACTGCCAGTAAGATTTAACGTACAACTAAGAAATTGCATTTCGAGATTTGCAAAGTCGTCGCTGTCGTAAGGAAACAGCGCTTTGATCGGCTTGCATTTTTCAAAGATCGGCACCAGTCGCGTCTTGGAATATGACCGCGCCAGATCCGCGTTAGGCATGACCAGCAGTGACGGCGCCGGATCGTTGGCAATCCGATACGCCAGCCACACCGCCAGCGTCAGCGTCTTGCCTGTCTGTGATCCCCAACACAGGCAAACCGTGTGAACGCCCGGATCCGCCAGCGCTTCAAGCACGCCGCGGACGTAGGGCGAGTTTGCCGTGGAGTACAGCCCGGGCCGAGCCGTGATCCGGCTGTCCAGTTGGATGTTCCGCTCCGCCCACTCAATCACCGACGGCGGCTTCTCATAATGCCAGCGGGTCTTTTCCCGCCGGCGGAGTTCGGTTTGTGCTTTCGTCACAACGCCGATTCCACCTGCCTCATGATCTGCCCCACCTCGTTCTCGACCTCCGCCTGCACCTCGGCCGCCGGTCGGTTTGCGCAGATCGGAGCCAGCCTTTTCGCCATGCCTTTGAGCAGCGGGATCAGCGCGTTGTCCCGGGCGGCCAGCAGCTTGTCGGCCTCATCTACGGGCACCATTTTTCCTTCAGCTTCGTTGATGTCGGGCCGGTCGCCCTTCATTTTGCGTAGCGCCTCCACTACTCGGGTGTAATCGCTGATCAGAGCTGACCGCTCTGGGCCTGTCGCCTGCTTTGCCGCTTCGCCTAGGGTGGCGGCCAGTGATTCCAGTCGATCGATTTCGCCGTCCAGACCGACGCCGTCGATCGCCTCGAGTGCTTTAGGCGGGTTTGCGACCGCCTGCTTTTCAAGTTGGCGCCGGGCTTGGCGCAGACCGACGCCGGCAGCGGCGGCTTGTGCATGAATGGCGGTGTTTTTAGGGCGTCCCATAGGTCAAAGTAAGGTTTTTAAATTTCACTCAAAAAAGGGGTGGCAGATGCAAGCACCCCGATGATGCCCTATAAAATAAAAGATTCCTTCCATATAGCCCCGTGGCATGGGGTATGGGCATGGGGTGGCTGTGGTCTATCACTCTACACCCTTTAGCTCGTTGTAGGCTCTCACAATCGGCTCTGCTTCGCGTATAAACTGTTCACGCAGCTCAGCATCCTGACTTATGTACTTTGATCCACGATTGCCAAGCCACTGGCAGGCTTTAATGACCGGCCATAGGAACGGCTTAGGGTCGGCCGGCACGCTGGCGGTAATCGGATCCGGTAGCATTCCGATCCTTAGATAAGTCTGACGCATCTCGCCTGCGTCAGCCTGGCCTGATGTTAGTTTATGCTGAGCAGCCGCCACCTTC